CTTGATTGTGCCAGGCTTGGTTGGTTGTGTAAACCATAAGTTTTTACGCAAAAGGAATTACCATGCTTATTCAGAAGAAGCGAATTAGAAACATCAACAACTACATCACTGTTTTTGATGGCAGAGATGTATTTATCGCTCATGCACTGCCAAGCCAACAAAAGGGGCAATCAATTGGGTTCACTGCTAACCAATCTCTTGGAGAGGAAGTTCTTCCTCACATCGTTGGTGCAATAACTCGCTTCAACGCCAACGGGAAATCAGTGCCAGACAAAACGTTGCCTAAAGAAACAGCTTATCGGCAGGTATCATGGACATGGAAAAAATGGGTTGGTAGAGGCGAGACTGAAGAGGTCACTGAGACTCGAGAAATGGAGTATCAACGTTACCAGAGGATTTTCACTCCACCACCAAGTATCGAGTTGAAAATTGTTGAGAACTTGAATGGTCAAAAGCTAGTGATTTCACCTAAGTTGACTTTGACAGAAGAAAACAAAGACCTTGTAACACATTGCGTTAACTTGTTTTTAGAGTTATTTGGTCTTTGCGAAGTTGTTGACGAAGATCTCAACACTATCGTTACTACTCAATCTATAAAACTAAACTGGAGTCTCCTCCCTCAAGGACAATATCCTTGGACCACCATTGGTTCGCAAATTATGTCAGCTATCAAACCGAGAGGAAAAGGAAATGCTGCTGTTGTAGAGGGTAGACTTGAACTCATTAACAGTAAGGAACCTGATTTTGTTGCTGTCGGAAGAGCTGGCTTCCAGGGATATGTAATTTTTGGGTTTCCCAATCACAATACCTACGTATTGGAAAGCTCGCAATGTAACAACGCAACCTATATTTTTAACAACGATTGGCAACAATTATCCCAGCTAACTAAAGCTGAGATATTAGATGGAAATTTGCACCGCGCCAGAGTAATTCATCGAAGAAACTGGGCTGCTGAAATCCTCAGATACTTACCTTAACAGCCATGAGTGCGGGAGCTATGTCTCCCGCACTTTTCCTAATGATATACATTTAACTTCAGACAATAGAAGCCATAAAGCCCCGTTAGTGGTACAAGCAACAAGCGGAGCGTAACGACTTCATCAGGCCAACCTAGTTGGTTTCGCTTTGCGAAAGTCACCAGTGACCAAATCAGATTGTCAGAGGGATCACACCTTATCAGGGTGCTCGTGTACCTTTCGGAGCGTGAGCGAAGCGCTGGCAGAGCCGGATCTGTAGCTACCGGGGCATTACCACTATTCACCTGTTTACGCAGCCACAAGGCCGCACATCGGGCTTAAATGCGTGTGATCAATCAGTTTCGGGAGGATTTAGAGACGTTGGCAGCGTCATCAGCTTCGAGTTGATAGCGATTCGTGTAGACCCTTCACGCTTTGTACCTGTTCGAGCTTTACAACTACAGGCCGCTACGTGCTAACTTCCCTGAATAGCCACTGTTAACCATAGCGGCAACTGTTGGTCATAGAATCCCTTAAAAAAAGATTGTATCTTGAGAACGAAAATCGCCTTAAGCCATTATTTTTAAAGGATTTTGTTGTGTGAGTGCCGATAATAGGAATAAAAAACGCCAATTAACCAATTGAATTTAATGTATTTTATATGCCTTACCCAATCAGATACCCCCAAAAGTACCCCCGTAACGCTCTGCATAAACCTTCTAAATGATATTAACAGCTGGCAGGACATGCTACACAAGCTTTAGTTCATAAAAACATAAGCTCAAGCGCTGTAAAGTGGGCAAAGCAAAACTTTAAATTTCAATCTAACTATGATTTTGATTATTGTTTATAACTTTTGCTAAGTCATGAACTAAACTATCATTTTGTACATCATGTTCAAGTTCACTCCAAATATCCCATTCAATATCAAGTTCATTGATACTCTCATCTGCGAAAGATATTGCTATATCACGCACTAAATTTCGGCAAACTAAATAAAAATTTACTGCCTCAAATCTTGATGCAGGGGTTGGTGTAGATAAATGCGTTAATTCATTTCTTCTTTTTGAAATTTGCTCGTATAGAGCGATTTTGCCCTCTGGTAACTCTTTTAGCCCCATTTTACCCCAATACTTAATTCTTTTTCGGCATGCTGAAAATTGATATGTAGCCATATGCCTTTCAATACTTTTTTTCTTTACTCCTTCAACCCCTAATTCCTCTAGATTTTTCAGGGTGTACTGATCACTATGACACACCCTACTTAGATTTGATGTAAGTGCGTTCTCATAAGTAAGAAATTCGTATTCCTCTAACAAGCAAAAAAGATAAAGTATAGTTTGTGCAGACATTATCTCATCTGGAGGAGTTAAGTCGTTGATATTAAACATTCGACGACCACCATTTTTTTCTTTCTGCGGAACTTTAAGATCATTCATTACATGCAATGCAAGTTGGAATATATCAGATGTTTTCAGTGTCAAAGGAAGTATTTTATTGTTTAATTGTGGTCGATTTGCAGCACTATGCAAACTAGGCCCAACATTCCATTTTTCCTTTGAGAAGGACATAGCAGCTCCAGCAGCAATTGATAATTCGCAAGCGTAAAGTGCAGAGTGTACGTACAATTCCATTTTTTTTATTAAATCTACAGCTTTCATCAGACTCCCCTTAATTCCATGCAAACGTTAAAAACTATATAAATCTATTTATTAAACTCTATTACTTTCTGGAATAGCCATTATGGCTCTTGAGCCAACTGAGCCTGTAACGCTTCCTTATATTCATTCATATAACCATTTAAATTATCTATAAATGTATGGGCATTATTAAATTTTTCATAAATTTCTTCAGGGGTAAGATTCAATCTAAATAAGGCATAGTTTTCATGAGCTAACTGGTTTCGTAAATCCCCTAACTCAAGGAAATTATCTATACTTCTTTTTATATCAGCATCTTGCCTTATCTTTGCAGCCATGAAAGCTTTAAACTCCGCACCGAAAAATGCAAAAAACTTGTTTACAGAGCGATTATTCCAATCAAAAAGAGCGTGATATTGTCTACTCAAAGCCTTATTTTCAATGAATTGTCTTGTTATATTGCAACGTGTTGGGTTTAACATTGAGTGAATTACAAGTGTTGTTGCTGATTCAAAATAGCTGGCGCATGCCAGAAGAATCACTTTAGCAAACTGAGATTTATAAGAGTTGGCGAAGCTTACTTCGCCAATTTCAATGAGTCTCCCATAGTTTTCTACAAAATCCGTGTATAAACTATCAATTGCCTGCTTCCCCATTTCGTTCATTTAAAACTCCTTGAGAATTTCTTTGGCCCTTTTAATTCGTCCCCTAACGAACTCACCTCTAGTAGTTTTTCCTGTACTATAGCCTATGAAGGCGGCATCAGATTTCAAACGTTCGATATAAGCAGGGGATATCTTTTTGATATCAATTTGCCCTGAACGTAGTGATTCTTCAACACTAGCTGAAAAAACAGATTCGAAGAGTGTGATACTGAGCCGGCTTCCTCCTGTTCTAAAACTTTCTTCATTGAGATCGGAGCAGGCATCCATAAAGGCACGCCATAAGTCCTGATAAAATGCAATGTAATGAGAGGGGAAGCTTTTCGTAGCATTCGAAAAATTATTCAGGAATCCATTTACAGAGCTTTTATAGTTATCAAGGTATATAGCCATCGCAAAGGAACGTAATAACGCTTCTACATCATTTAATCGTACGTCAATGACTTTTTTAGCTAATATTAATCGCCAATGCGGATGCTCATTTAAGTTTAAAAGCATCTCTAAAAATTCGGAATGATATAAACTCATTCGAATTTCTTGCGGAGCAAGATTTACACCACCACTATTCAAACGGTTAAAAATTTCAAACATTGCTCCATCTTCAGAGTCCGGGGCAACAGGTCTTATAATCATGTTTCGAATGGTTGCGAGATTCAACGTCGTTTGAAACTCACCTAAAGTGTCGTAATTTCTTCCATTGAATTTATTTAACTGACCATCGACAATACCATCAAGTTTAAGATTAAACTTTACAAAATAATCATCATCAGCCAGAATTTCATCTGGTATATATCCATGCTTATCAAAAATCTTCCTTAATTCAGATCTTTTTTCCATCTTAGGGAATCTACCACTAAAGAAATAATATAGTGACATTAAACGCTGTTGCCCATCAATTACTAAAAACTCATTCTTCCCTTTTTCATAGAGAAAAATCTGTGGGATTGGCAAGCCTATTAACAGCGACTCGATTAGCTTTGAGGATTTCTTTATATCCCAAACAAAGTGCCGTTGAAAAGAGGGAATCTTAAACACTTTCGACCTAATAAAACTTATTATAGTCAACATGTTAAAATCGTTGGGAGTAGTTGTTAATTCGAATTCATCAATTGGATATGTTTCATCTTCTATTTCAAAAATATCGTTATCATTATCAAGTAAAGACATAAAAATCTCCATTAGCGAAATGCTGTTAGTAGCATCTTAGCCTTAAACATTTATCAGCGAAAGTGGAGCATGGAAACATACGGCCACATTAATCTTGGCTTTTGATCTGCCCCAACATTTTCGATGCTTTGTGAACTAACTTATCAAAATTTAACCGGTTATTCATGCAAAATGTATGTCCATATTCTGTCCAAAAGCTTAGTTGGCAATGTGATTAACACTTCATCACAACTGTAACTTAGCATGTACATAACGTCGAATCCTCCTAGCGGGGCCGGCGGGTGACAAGTTTTGACAGGTACTGCCAACGCTCTGTACCTGAAGTTTTCTGTAGCGGTTGACACTTTACCCCTAGTTTTTCCTAGTGCGGCATAGCAGGGTCACACCTGCCATGCTTCGCATCAGGACTAACAAAAGCTAACCGCCGGGCTCAACAAAGCTCAACGCCAGCCCTTTACACTTCTGCTGCAGCTGCTGTTCGTGGGCGTCAGGATCCGTTAGGTTGGGTTGACACTTTTCCCTGTTTCTCGCGAAAAAGTGTCAAGTCTGAGGGGCTGGGGGTTTACAGTTTTTCGCCGTCCAGCAGGCAGAGTGACATTAAACCAGTTTTGTTCCAGTCATCCGGCGTATCGGGGTGCATTGTGGCAACGTAGGCCAGTTCAGAACGAAGAAAGCGTAAAGCGCCCGCTGCACGGGCTTTGCCATAGAAGCTGTGGGTTTCTTCATTCAGCCGGAAGAGAATCAGCAGTTGCTCTTCGGGCTCGTGCTGAACATCAAAACCCAGCTCAGCGGCTGCTGCCTCTATCCGCTGGCCAGCATCAATATCTGCCGGCAGCTCTTTCCCGCCGTCATGCTCCCATACCCATGCGGCGGCCTCCGACCACGTCATTTCAGTCTCGTGTTTGCCAGCACCAGCAGAATTTTGTTTAGCCTGCGATGCGTCAACATCCACTTTATCGCCTGAAATTACAATTTCACCGCGGGCTATCCAGCCGTAAACAGTTTGCCGGCTGACGCCCATATGCCTGGCGTAGGCTGATTTACTTAACAGCATCCTGGGGTTCCCTCCGGGCAGAAAAAAGCCGCCCTCAGGCGGCCTGCTTCTCTTCTGAATGTGTCTGGCGCTGGTTGCCTTTGAGCATCGCGCTGACATGTTCGCTTAACTGGTCAAGGCCGGTCATACGTGGCTGAACGTCTGACGGATCGTCGTTCTTACCGTAAACGAGATTGTTATACCAGGTTCGTACAGCTGTAATTTGTGTAACGTCTTTCCTTACTGCGTCGACCAGATCGGCAACCGCAGTAATAACCTGCCCGTTCTCAGACGTGATTCGGGAAAAGGCGAGACGCTTTAGCTGCTCCGTATCGAGTCCAGAACAGACAGCGTGAGCCCGTAGCAGTGCATCAGAAAGCTCCTGATGCTTTCCTCCGTGCATCGACAGCAGCATCTTTTCCTGATTGCGGCGATCGAGTCTGGCAAATGCGAGGCGCATTTCGTTATCACGCATGAAACCCTGAACATCATCAGAGGCCAGTGGTTTAACCGGTGCCAGCTTGTTCATCAGGTAATCGAGAATGTTTGAGGCCTGATCACTTACTGCTGCGGCTCCGCGCGTGAACGCTTTTAGTGTGTCTGGATTTTTGGCTTCACCTGCCCTGCGGTTTTTTGCCTGCTCGTTCAAATCCGGGTCGTTGCGGATAACGTCCAGCAAATCCGCTTCTGCTTCTGCCTGCTGCGCCGTGACACGCAGGTTAGTCAGTTCGCTGGCCATACCGCGGAATAAAGCTTCCATCTGACTATTGGGTGCAACAACCTTACCGGCATAACCCGCCAGCTCAATGCTGTGTTTCCCTATTTTGATTGAGTAGCTCACTGGCCAGCCTCCATTTTTGATAGCCCTGCATCAAATACCTTGCGTGCAACAGCATGGATTGACGGCGCGATCCCCATGCCCGACTTCTGGCGCTCCCTCTCCTGGATGGTTTTCAGAGCCTGAATCTGCTCCCCGTTCAGCAGAACGGGCTTAACGTTAACCTTGCTCATGATGCCCCATGTTAAAGCGATCGTTAAAGTTTCATTAATCGCAACAATCAAATAATAAATTGCGATTTTTGAAACGATATTAATGAAATAGCAGGGGTCTACAACTTGAAAAGAGTGGATGCGTTTTAAAGAATTTGCCCTCAAGGTATACACGGTGTTCATAAAGGCACTAAATTGCTTATAAAACAATATATTAACCTATGAACACCAGCCTACATTTTGGGATTTCAGGTCTACACGGTATACATCATTCTGTTTAATAAACTATCAGATGATTAATGAGAGAATGAACACCATGTACACCCTGTGTATACCTGAAAACAAGGTATACATGGTTTATTTCACTGATTTATATATAAATTATTATTTCGATGTATACCATGTATACCTTTCTCCATATTTATCTGAACTTCATTCTTTATGACCGGCTACAGGATGCGTTTGAGGTAACCAGTCTTCCGCACTTTCCGAAAGTTCAACATTAGTCACCATGCCACGGGCTCTCCGTTCCTTACGGTACTCGTGATTAAACTCCCGCATCGCGCTTTCCATCCCCTCTGCGAATTTATTCAGCGTCAGCGGCTTGTCGAATCCATTGGCCTCCAGAAATGCCAGATAAGCGTGATAGAGGTAAATTCGCGGATAGTGAGGCGGATTGCGGTTTCCTACCATCATTCCCGCACAATCAGCCAGCCGCTCAAGGTGAGCGCAGAAGGCATACAGCGGATCCGTTTTCTGTTTCACCTCCAGTGCTTCTTCGCTGTTCCGTTGCTCCAGCAGAAGCACACGAGCCTTTTCCGGGTTCGAAAAGGTTGCCAGCAGCCGGCGAACCACTACAGGAATTTCAGCAGATATCTTTTCAGCCAGGTCTGGATCCTTATCCTCCTCACTGACGCGCCGGTTAAACTGGAAAATTACGCGGCGCCGGGAAACGCCGCCGGCACGTTCGGTGAAAATCATCGGCGTGTTGTTCGTGGCCACAACCACCGCCCTCAACACAGCGGTGTACTGGTGTTCGTGCTTTGGGTCGATCTCTACGGCATCCCCGCCGGTGATCGCCTTTATCCCGGTGCCCTCTCCTGAATATTTGGGCTGGTCTGGAAGGGTTATCATGCTCTTGCCGACGAACTGCGCTCGCCCCCTCGCGCTGTCGAGCGCCGCCATGTTCCCGCTGGCGGTGTTGTGTGCCCCGGCCAGCATCGTGGCGATATGGGTGAAGACGCTTTTCCCGCTGCCGCCTTCCCCGGTTATCTCGAGAAAAAGCTGCCAGTCGTACCGGTTCGCCAGCACCATAAAGAGCGCTGCAGCGATGCGCTGCATCTTAATTGCGTCTCTATCTGATGCGTAACTTAGCCATTTATGGAAGTTCGGCGCGTGGTCACTGAGGTTTTCTCCTGGTGCTGCTGGCGTATAGGTCACACCGTTATGATTGGTAAGCCAGTTGTCCTGGCTGTGTTCGGAGAACACGCCGCTTTCCATATCGTAAACGCCGTTGCTGAAGGGGATCAGACTGCGCCGCGGCTCCCCCATGACCGGAATAACGATTTTCAGTGCGTCGATAACGTTGTTAATCGCGCGCTTGCTGAAGTTGGTTTTGTTCTCGTTGTAGATAGCCACCATTTCGCGGCTCAGCTCGAGCATCGACGTCTTTTCCCAGATACCGGCGCGGTAGACGTAAACCCCTTCGCTGTTCTCATGGATCGCGATACCGGTAAAACGTGCGGCCAGAATAAGTGCCTTTTCGTTATCAGCCAGATCCCGAAGATTGACCTCTATGCGTGGACGGTCGATAACCATGCTTTTACCGGCTTCCGCATCGGCTTTGAGGCGCGGCAGCTGCGCCGTCCAGTCCTCCAGCTGTTCATACCCTTCGGAATAGAGCTGCGCGCGCTCAACACCTGCCAGTGCAAGTTTTGTCGCGATAACGGTCGCCTGACGTTCGGTGAGGTGACCGCCACGGCACACTCGGGCGTAACGGCGTCCATCGTCAACAATGCGGATATTCTCGAGTTCTGCCAGCTGCTTCTTATCCAGTACCACTGGCGGCACCGTGTCGCCTATCGGGTTCGTCTCCTGCCAGGCTTTGGCGAACGTCCAGGCATCAGCGCCGGCAAAGATAATGGCCTCTTCCATGAGATCCGCCGGCAGCTTTTTCACGTTTGGTGCATTCTTCATTTTGTATTCCCCCGCTCCCTGATGATTTCGCGCATAACCCGAATTCGTTCCACTCCCTGTACCCGCATAATCCGATCGATATCTTTCCCGCCAGCGTTCGGCGCAGAAGATACAAACGTAAATTCCCGCGTCAGTCTTTCAGGCGAACAAATACACGGCGAGGCATACCCCTCACGGCAAAATGTCACACTGTCGAATCGGTAACTTTCGATAATTACCAGGTTGCCGCGGCTGTCCTTCCATTTATCGCCCGGCCTGATTTCAGGGTGATCGCGGCCACCAGCAGCTAAGCCGGAATCTTTAATCGTCATATTTTTTACCTCACGCCGCTGGCGGGATTACCTGATAACCAATTTTCTTCAGAAAGCGCGCGGCACTCTCCACCGTAAAAATGATCTCGTCGTCCATAAGGGGGCGCATCG